TTTGTATCAGCATTGTTTTCATAAGCAGTTTTAATTTCTGCATCAGTTTGATCTGCCGTGGCGCTGGCCTCTATGCCGTCAAGCTTAGTTCCATCAATAGCCAAATCTCTGCCGTCTACAGTGCCACCTAAAGAAATATTATTTCCTATGGCAACATTGTTTGAACCATCCTCAACAACTGCTTTTTCTGCTGGAAGCGTAAGAAAAATATCTTTTTCGCCAGCACCCCAATTTACTGCATTGTTGCTATTTGAGCTTGTTATGACAGTTGTTCTGTTTAAGTATCCAGGGCCATTTGATGAATAGGTTGCTAATCCAATTTCGTAGTCTGTGCCGTCTGAAACAGCGTAATACGTTGTATTGTTATTCCCAACACTTGCAAAGCTAGCAAAACCGGCTTTAGCCCCTGCCAAAGTATATGCACCGGTCCCAGTTGTTGTTGTCGTTTCTTGAACTCTATCTGCTAAAACAAGAGCCATGTTAGTCTCCTATGCAGGGTCAGGGATGCCTATGTCTAATGCAGCAGTTGCAAATGTGTTATTTGCTGTAACCGATTGAGGAGAAGTTAACGATCCAGTTGCCAACAGCCTTGTGTTGCTTACATCTGTTAAAGCGTAGTGAGTAGCGCTGCCTGTGGCTGAAACTGAACCGCCAGAAACAGCGGCAAGAGTCACTTTGCGACCTCCGCCTGTTCGATCACTTGGTGCATCTATACTGATGCTTGTAGCATTACCTAAAGTGTAGGTTGTTGTTGCTTCAGCGTAAGTTGTTGGCTCTTGGCTACATATGTCTAGCCTTGATGCCTCTAAATCTAAAATCGTCAGGCCAGAATCGTAAACCCGATCTGCTAATGTTGCCATTTTGATAACTCCTTTTAATGACTTACAAATCTCATTTTCAATCCAGACCCACTATCTCTGCTTGCGTTGCTGGTATTGTTTAATGCTTGTATAGCGGAAGAGTACAAACCCCCCCAAACTTCGATGCGTTCATCTTCTGAAAGATAAGGAGCTGCAGCTAATAGCGCGCCATACAAGTATGCATCTGGCGCTGCCTCAAGTAGCCAGTTGGATGCAACTGTACTCCCTAAAGGGATAATTTTCCGGTAATACATGAGCTCTAGATCATAGCTTGAATCTGGAGTGGGATAGGATTCCAAAGTGTTTCCAATGTGCGCATAATATCTTGGACGACCGGCAGTATTTCCGCTTTTTTCCCGTAGCTCCACCATATCATCTAGGCTTACAAGCTCCAATCTGTGCGTGTTGCCAGAGGTTAATTGGACTCTAATAGTTTCAAGCCAATCATTTGGTAAAGAAGTGTACTGAGTATCTAAAACAGCCGATTTTCTAATTATCATTTGATAATGTCTGACAGAGCGTTCCAATTGCTTTTCTGCTAAAGAAATAAACGTGGGAATAACTGTTGTTAAATCATCTCGGTTAAGCCAATCAGCTATTGATGATTGTAATTCTGTGTAATTAGTTATTGCCATGTCTAAACCCCTAAAATTGATTTAATAAGCCGCCTGGCTTATCTTCCTGGCTTGCTTGTGAAGCCAGAATGCCAGTGCCAGTTAACCCAACAGCTCCCGGTAAAAAGTTGAAAATAGGCATACCGCCCTTGTCTGCAATGCCATTTGCAAGATCATCTGTAATTTTTACTGCAAGAACTTCTCTCACGCCGCTATCTGAAGTAGAGCCAGGAGAAATTGGCCTATCACTTGCAGTTTGGATTTTAATAATTTCAACTTTGGCGTTTTTATCATATTTTTCTATTAACTTCTTTAAACGCCCTGGAACAATTTTTCCGTAAAACTCTTCTTGCCCTTCTCCGCCCCCAGTCATTTCCCTAACCATTCTTGGGCTACCAATGGTAAAATACTCAGCGCCAGAATTAATAGCATTTCTCAGTTCTTTTTTGAGCCCAAAATCCACCCATTTATTGGTGCTACCAACAGTTGGAGCACCTGCTAATTTGTCATTGGAATCTCTAAAAACTTGGGCTTCTTGCGTTTCGTTTCGAATTTTATCAAAAGCTTCTTTAAAGGTTTGACTAGTATCATCTCCATATCTTTTAAAATCAGCATCTGTATATTTTTTATTTCTATAAGATTTTGCAAGATCAGAAGTATTATTTTCATCCATCAAAAAATCTAAAATACTACTATTGCTTGCATCAAAACTTTCAAAGTCTTTGGTGGCTCTGTTTTCTAATTGCCATTGAGATGGGCGTTTACCTAACCCAGTGTCTTTGTATTTTCCTTGATTGTATTGGTAATCAAAAACATCTTTTTTAAACTCTATATATTCTTCTGGGGATAAATTGTTCTCTGTTTTAAATTCTCTTCCAACATCATTTGCTAAATAGTTTTTTCGTTGATCAGCTTTTCCGCCAGTGCCGAGCATATCTGTTTCAGCTTTTGATATTGTTGGATTTGCTAAAAATTCTGTTTCTTCTTTTATTTGTGTATCAAACAATTTCTGGTGAAAATCATAATGATTTTTAGTAAGCTCATCGGCTTTAGCTGCGCTTATTCGATCACTTGGCTGTACAAGATCTCCCATTCTAATTTTGATATGTTCTGGCATAACACCATCAGCTATTTTCTTTTCTAAATCTTTTTTGCCTTTTTTAGCGGTTTCCACACTTTCTCTTGCTTCTTTTACTCTTGAATGAACATCTTGCGACCAATCAGATTGCAATTCTCCTAAATGGTAAGCTCTGCCAGATTCATTTGCTAATGGGAACAAACTGTGGCGCGTGTGGACAATAACATCATCGTCTTGCCAATGACCTCCCTGATCTCCTGTGTACATTCCGTCACCACTGCGCGTCCTTAAATTATCAGGATCAGTAAACGCATATCGACTAACAGAGTAATCTATTGCGCCAGGAGTGTAATAATCTGCATAAGGTGCGTAATTTTCACCTGAAACATCTGCAATTCCTTGAAGCCCTAAACTATTACGCAAATCAACAATATCCATCTCTTGCGCATATTCTCTTAAACTGTCTTCTGCGGCTGCTTTGGCTTGTTGTTCACTCATAGTATAATCTAAAAATGTATCTTCATCTTCGAAAAGCTTCATTATGTCATCGTTATCAACAATGGTATCTTTTCCGGCAAAATCCTCACTAAGATACTCTTTCCATTTAAGCATTTGATCTGGATCATCATAAATACCAGGAAAGCCGTGCCCGTTTGCAACGCTTGCATATTGCGCTTCTTCTAAGTCTTCCAACTTGCCCATTGACTCATTAGCCAGTTCATGACGATGCTCATTTAAATAATATTTAGTTCTATCTTCTAAATTTTGATCCACATACTGACTTGCCATTTCATCTTGAGTTAAAAAACTATCTGAACCCAAAATTCCTTCTGATGTGTTAGTAATTTCCTCAATCAAATTGTCTTCAGTTCTGTCATGTAAGAAATCAACAAGTTCTTGTTTGGTTACTTGCTTTTGATTTAAAAAACGCTTGTCAAAACCAGACCATATAAGCTCATCTTCTTTTGCACCTTGTTTCAGCATCATTTTGCGCATTTGATCAAACGTGCCTTTTTCTTGAGGCAATTCAGTTGCAGCGCGGTAACTTGGAGAATATTCTTGAATATATGGTCTTGCCGGGGGAATAAGCTCATCTGGCTCAAATTTAGGCCCACCATTATGCCCAACATTACCAAAGTTAGAGCCAACAACTGGCATTTCTCCTGGCTGGTTCATTCTACCAATGACTTGCTCATAAACATTTTCGCCAATGTTCTTCATGCCGCCACTGCTTAATGCCAGTGTCTCTGATAAATATTTGGCAGCATCAACCGCAGTCTTGCCCCCATACTTAGCCACAATAGCAGTTGGCACAGCAAAACCGGCAACATCCATAAACGCACTGCCATAGTTGCCTTGCTGCATATTCTGAATAGAATTGCCACTAGCCACAATTGGGCTCACCATATTATGCAATTGCTCAAATGACTGTATTTGATCCCTGCCTCTGGGACTAACAAATTGGCTCATTGTGTTCCCAATGTTGCCAAAAAAATTATTTAAATTTTGCCGCCGGTCTTGCCCAGCGTTCAAGAAATTAAACAATGGATTGCTGTACCTAGGATCTCTTGCCCGTATGAAATCAAAAACATTTGTCATTTTTTCTTAGGTGGCCTGCCTTTTTTACTGCCATAAGTCCCTTTGCCGCTTGGCATAATAATACTCCTTATGATTTGTTAAAATCATACCATAGGGCAGGGTAAAAAGACTAAATTCTATGCAATTCCTTGCAAATTTCTACGCAAGTCTCCACGCCAGTTCTGGAAGCTCCCAGATTGCGCTGTAGCTGCATTGGAGGCCATTGTAAGACAAAATGCATCGGCTAAATCCGGCGAACCCAAGCCTCTCTTGCGCATCTCGTCCTTGCTCTCTGCTTTCATCTTGCCAGAAGACGTAAAACTATACCTAATAGACGTAAGCTCAGATAAAAGCTGATCATCTTTAGGAATTTTGCATCCACGCTCCTCAAGAAACGCTTTTGCCTTAAACCAAAGCTCAGAACGTAAATTCATGTATGTATCACCCATTGATGGGCTCTCTGCCACGTTTATGCCCCTTACTGGCAAGTCCAACTCGCGCAATCGATCAACTACCCCAGAGCCAAGCCCAATTGAATCTACCAAAAGCTCTGAGCATCTCTTGCTAGGCGGTAAAGCATTATATTCTGCCACAACACGCCCACAAGTCTGCATTAAATCTAAACCGCGCCATGATCTGACTTCCGTTATCACTGAGCCCTGCCGCTTACATAACGCAGTTGCATCATTTCCGAACCTTGCTACATCCAAGCCCCATACAATTTTGGAATCCTCAAACACCTCAACATCTCTGTGCTGCGCAGACTCAACTAAATGAAATGGAATGATTGTATTATCGTCGGATAAAGGAAAAAGCCCAAGTACGCGCACCAAAAATGCATTTGATTGCTCGCCATAACGCATCAACATCTCTTCAACAAACTCATCAGAAACAAGAGGACTATCCTTGCAACTCCAAGTCCTTGTCCACCAACTATCCGCCATACGGTTATGACTCTCAAAAAACGTACCACTGGATCTGGTGGGGTTGGATAACATCAAAGTTGTTGCATTATGCCCAGACATAGACCCAGCCGCGGCCTCAAAAACAGATTCTGGAACGCCTGAGGCCTCATCCACAATAAGCAAGACGTTATCACTATGTACGCCCGCCAATGCCTCTGGAGTCTCTGCACGAGCAGTTCTACACGAAATAAATGCCTCACTGGGAGCACTGACAAGCTCTACCCTGTCAGACTTCACATTTAGCAATTGCTGCAACTCCTTGGGCAACTCATTAATCCAACGCTTCAATTCAGCAAACATGGCGTCAAACAACTGGCTAGATGTAGGCGCAGTCACAACAACCTTGTTTGGATAACGCAATAATAAAAACCAAAGCATTGCCCAGGACGCTGTTGTTGACTTCCCAGTACCGTGGCCGGATTTTACACTCATCTTCCGAGTGCCTTTAGCTAACGCCTCAAGAAACTCACACTGATAATCAAATGGCTCTGCACCCAACATCTCACGCACAAAACGCACAGGATCATTACGGTAAACCTCAACAAACTCTTCAAAAAAATTTTCAGTCTTCATGATCAATAACCTTAGTCGTGTCGTGAACCAACTTTGTCTTGCGCAACGCATCCAAATGCATATCACCAAGATTTAACGTAACTGAAGTTTGATTGGCTCTGGCTCCATAACGCTTCTGGTTCCAAGCAGACGCAATAAACCGATGCTGCGCCACTTCCTCGCGCGCAATAGAAACATCCAACGCACTTATCTCTGCTTGCTTGCTACCTGGGTCTGCATTGTTGCGCTCGTTCTTGCGCTCCTCGCGTAACCTACGCATTACCTCATTGCCCATCTCTGCATGCGCATCTGCCGCGTCCTCACGCACCGCCTCAATAGCCCTGCCAAAAGTCTCATGCTTGGTAAGCAACTGATGCAAATATCCGCGATCCAAATCTAACTCCCTAGCAAGCTTCAAAATAGTACCGCCAGACAATAAATATTCCTTGAGGTATTCCTCACCGCCTCGCTTCTCAATCTCAGCTAAAGCTTTTCTTTTCTTTGGTCTGCCTGCCATTTTTTTTCTCCTTAAAGTTAACTTAAAACAAACATGGGGTAGGGGGCAAAATTAGACGCAGACTGTGTGAGATGTAGTACAAGAACTACCCCCATCCCATTGGAGGCCCGGGGGGGG